TGGCGTTGTCCATTTTTGGGCTGAATAACGTTGTTGAACTGTTGCAACGGACGGGCCTTGTGAACCTGCCAGTCAAGGTGACGATGCAGGAACAGGTTGGCGGTCGGGAATAAAACAAACGCGGATCGTTGACCCGCTCGCATTGTGGAATTGAAGAAAACACGGAATAAACATCGCGGAAGTGACTCCGCTGCTCATTGGAGTGAATCATGCTCGCAAACCTGATCAGAGAACATGCTTTGGCCGACGCTCAGAAGGGCGATTGGGAATCAGTGGCAGCGACTCTCAATGCACCAGTGCAGCGATCTCGACCAACAAAAGCCTACTACACTGAGGTCTATCAGACGCTTGGCGATGCTGACATGCGGAACGCTCTGCGGGTTATGGCTGCGGATGAAATTGGGCAGGCTGGAGTGGCCCGCCTCAATGACGCGAGTCTCGACGGTGGTATGTACTTCGCACATCCGATCACGGTCGGTCTGATCGAGTCGTTGCGATCGCAACTGAACCCCGGGGTAGCGGACAGGTTGCTCAGCCTCGGAATCGTCGAATCTACGCTGGCTGCGGATGCTGGACTGGAGCCAGTGACTGCTGAGGAATGCTCAGCGGCGTACCTTGTTGGTGCTGATGTTTTGCTGTCGGTGAACATCACAAGCGGCGTCACTCGCTGCAGCCTGCAGGTCATCCGCGATGGGCATCAGGTTAAAATGCAGAGCCTGACTGAGGGTCAGGGTAGCGAAGCCGATCAGGCACTGCTTACAGCGATCGAAACGGCCATCAATGCTTACCTGACGGGAGGCTGATCTCATGGCAACCTGGTTTGCTCAAAATTCGTCAGTCAATATCGACTCCGCCAACCAGTGGAACAGTGCGGCAAATGGCTCTGGATCGTGGTTAACATGGGCTAGTCTTGCTGCGTCAGACGTGCTAGTGGCGAATGGAAAAACGTCGATTGCAATTAACGTGGATTTCACCTGTGCAACGATCTGCAACGATGGTACTGGAGGTGCGACTAACGGAGGTAATTTCACGGTTGCGACGGGTCGCGCAATAACGTCAAGCATCGTGGGTGGGAATAATATCTGCGTTACAGTGAGTTCCTCTTCAACGGTGACACTGGTCGGAAATATCAGTAATGGATCTGGCGGCACTGGCGTCGTCGTGCATAGCGGTTCCGGCAATCTTGAGATCACCGGCAATATCTCTGCCGGAGGAGTTTCGGGTCTTTATTACACTGGATCAGGCTCCATCACGATTGTCGGGAACATCACAGCAGGGACAGGTACCAGTGCAAGAGGTGTGCATTTGGCCGGAGCGCCACCGTCCTTCAACGTCACCGGCAATGTGACAGGTGCGACCGCTGAAGGTGTCTATGGATACACGACCTCGATGGGGTTTTCTGGGGTCGCTACCGCTTCGGGAACACGGCCTGCTCTATACATTCGTAGTGGTACTATTACTCTAGCTTCCGGGACACAATTCGTTGATGCTGCAAACGGGGTGCAGGCATTCACCTCTGATGCGTTTCCGTCTATCCGTATTCCTGATTCCGGCACATTTGCGGAAACCAAGGCGAGCGTATCAGCCGGAATGCGAACACTAACGACAGCCGGAGCAAATCAAGCCGCGACAACAGATGTTCGATCAGGCGTCAGTTACGGCGGTGGCACAGGGTCACTGATTGTGCCAAGCCCCTCCTATGTCGCTTCTGGCGTGCCGACTGATAACACGGTCGGATCATACACGGGAGGCGGTCTAGATGCTGCAGGGGTGCGGTCTGCGATCGGGCTTGCGTCCGCGAATCTGGACACCCAGTTATCGACGATTGATGATTTTCTGGACACAGAGGTCGCAGCAATAAAAATCAAGACGGATCAGCTCGCATTCACGAGCGGAAAAGTAAACGCGGAACTGGACTCCGATAGTCGCGCGGCCATTCTTACTCAACAACTGATCGAGAGCTATGCGGCAGATGGAGCAGCCCCAACAGTTGCTCAGGCGTTGATGATGCTTCTCCAGCATCACCAGCAGAAATCAGTCACAGGAACAACGGTGACAATCAAGAAGCTCGACAAGAGCACGACGGCCGGAACGTACACGCTGGATTCTGCAACTGATCCGACCTCTATCACGAGGGCAACATGAGCGTCGGAAGGATACTAACGCAGGGTATTGGCTCGTTTGGTGGGCGGAGATATCTGCCGACGATGGGGCTTGGAAGTTTTGCAGGGGCAATCCCCGATCCATCGCAGTCAGGTTGGATAAGTCGCACAGCAATCCGTTTAAGTGTGTCATCAAAGCAGCAAAGAGTTGCATTGTTTTCGCCTCAGCAGCGAGTTTGGATAGCGAGGTCTGACAATGAGTGATTGCGTTCAGTCAATCAATGTGATCTGCAAGCACGTCGAATCGAATGACACTTATTACATCGATCTCGCTCCACGTCTTGGAACAGGTGAAACAGTCAGTAGTATCACCTCCGTCACGCCATCCGATGCAAACATGACAGCAGCCTCGGCAACGGTGCTCAGTGGTGCAACAACGATCACCACAACCAGCAGGGATGAGCAGGGAAATACGACAACTGTCACTTATATCATTGCAGCAAACAAGGGGGCGTCATTCACGTTGTCCGGTGGGTCCACTGGTGCAGGTTGCGGTACAGTGACTGTGAAGTTCGTGAAGAGTACAGGCAAGACCGATGCGGTTGATTGTTTGGTTGAGGTTGATGGGGTTGATGTGTAATGCCATCATCACCAAAGACATTCAGGAGTAGTGAGAGAAAGAAGGAGCGTGAGCAATGGCGAGGCTCAAAGCAATCACGCGGGTATGGTGGTGAGTGGGCAAGGATCAGCCTTGCTTATCGTGAAGCACATCCAGTGTGTGAAATATGCAACGATGCAGCAACAGAGGACACGGACCACATCGTTCCATTCAAAGGATTGGACGATCCATTAAGGACAGCGTGGGACAATCTGCAGGCTGCATGCCGGGCGTGCCACAATCGAAAAACATTCTCGAGATGAAGACGAGCATATAAAGTTTCGCGTTTGGTTTATAGAGCCCGTGGTTATATGGAGTGCAGGCAAAACATGGGAGGGGGCGAAAATGTTGAGGACGATACAACCGCAGAACCGCCCTTACCTCGTTCACATTTTTCCGCAAAATTTATGAAATTAGAAGATGGGTAGACCACGAAAACCAACGGCCCTGAAAATACTGCACGGCGATTTTGCCAAGGATCCGCAACGTCGGAACAAAGCAGAACCGCAGTTGCCTGCGGAGACTCCGGACTGTCCAGCGTGGATGAAAGGCGATGCGAGAAAAGAGTGGATCAGGATCATGGCGGAAATCAAATCCATGAAGGTGATGACACTCCCGGATCGCGCTGCGATGGAACAGTATTGCGTGCTTTATGGAACATGGCGAGACGCATTGCGGGCGGTGGCAAGAGAAGGGGCCGTCCTGAGTTCGGAGCATGGCTCGTATGAAAACCCATCATCGAAAATTGCACTACGTTGCTCGGCAGAAATGCACAAGTATCTGTGTCAATTTGGGTTGACTCCAGCCTCAAGATCACGGGTCAACGTAACACAAGAAACCGCACCAGCGAGGATGAGACGACAGCGTTGAAAATCGACAAAGTCACAAAGCGGTGGATTCGAAACGAAGCCGACGAAAGAGCGGCTGCGAACGGATGCCGCATGGACGAAGCTCGAGGTCAGTTTGTGATTGACTGGGCGCGTGACAATTTGGTTCTCTGGGAAGGTGACTGTGCTGGACTGCCTTTGATTGCCAGCGACTGGCAGGCCGATTGCGCAATGCGGCTATTTGGATGGGTTAAGATGTCCGCCCGATGGAAACGCGAAGTGCGACGATTTCGGGAGGCTTTGATTGGCAAGCCGAAGAAAAACAAGAAATCGCCAACGGTCGCATGGTGGGATTTGTATTTGCTTGATGGTGACGGTGAGCCAGGCCAAAACGTTTACACAGCGGCCAAAGATGGGCAGCAGGCCAGAATCGTGCAAGGCCACGCAATCAAGATGGTTCAAGCATCGCCAACGCTGTCGGCCTACATGCGAATCAATAAAACTGATTCGAGCATCACGGTTGACGAAACAAACTCGGCAATGAGGATTCTGAGCAGCGACAACGTTGCCTCTCAGAAGTCTAAGGAGGGGCTAAACGGTTCCTGTTCGGTTGACGAAATCCACGTAGTTGACGCTGAATTCATGAAGCGAATCAGCCGCATGGGAATTAGCCGGTCAGAGCCGATGATTATTCAGGTGACGACGGCCGGAAACGATCCCACGAGCTACGGAAAGCAGCGTTACGACTACGGCAAGCGGGTCGAATCCGGGGCATTTGAGAACGAGTCGTTCTTTTTTGACTGGCACGAAGCCCCGCCAGACTTGACAGACGACGATCTCAAGAAAGATCCAATAAAATTTGGCATGATGGCCAATCCAGCTTGGGGCCATACGGTTGGCGAAGAGGAATTCATCGCCGACCTGCAGAGCTGCGACACTCCCTCAGCTCTTCGCACGTTCAAGATGTACCGGCTGAATATCTGGCAGCAGTCGTCAAACCCATTCCTGCAGGCTCATGATTGGGAGGCGTGCCGACGCGAAGTTTCTTGGGAGTATCTCGAGACGCTGCCATGCTGGGCAGGGCTGGACTTGTCAAGAACTCGAGACCTGACCGCGTTGTGTCTTTGCTTCAAGGACCATGACGGAACGCTGCACTTTCGATGGTGGTTTTGGATGCCGGAAGACACGGCAAAACAACGTGTTGCAGCAGCTCCATTTACCGATTGGGAGCATGAGGAAAAGGCTCAATTGACCCTGACAGATGGAGACTGGATCGATTATGATTATGTCTGGTCAACACTGTGCCAGATTGGCGAGCGATTCCAGATCCAAAAGCTACTTTATGATAAGCGATTTGCAGACTATTTAATTCAGCGTGTAATGGTCGGAGAACAGAACAGCGACGGAACATGGAAGCATCGGCCTGCAGAGTTTCCAATTGAGGAATGTGGGCAAGGGCCGTTTATTTTGAATGAGCCAATCGAAGAATTCGAGAAGCTAGTGATGTCCCACAAATTGACGCACGATGGAAACCCAATCGCCGCATGGCAAGCCAGTAACGTGACAAGGGGAAGGAATGGCCTGCTCTGCAAACCTAACGGGAAAGATGATGTTCGGACAATCGACGGAATGCAGGCGGCCGTCATGGCTCTTGCTGGTGTCGAAAAGGGTGAATCAAGCTTTGCATATTCCACCGCCGGTTCAGGCGTCGTTCTTTTCTAAGGTGCTTTGAATGTACGGTGTTTCTGAAATCATTGCGAACCCATCTCCGATCGGCAGCGGCCTGCAAAATCTTTCCGCGCGCGATGCTGGCGGCTGGACATCAATCATCGGCGGAGGCAAATCATCGGCTGGCGTCCGTGTGACGCCGATGTCAGCAATGGGATATCCACCGCTCTGGCGTGCGATCAATCTCATCAGTTCGCGAGTGTCGTGTCTTCCGTTCGATTGCTTTCAGCGTAACGGCAGCGATCGCACTTACGACGAACAGCATCCGGCAAACATCATGTTTTCCGGTGACATAAACGAAAACATGGACGCGGGAACGTTCATTGAAGTCATCACTGCGATGGCAGCACTCTACGGCAACGGATACGCGGTCATCGATCGAGACTCACGAGGCAATCCGCTAGAGATGTATTTGCTCGATCCGCAGAAGACGTTTCCGGCATTCTATGACGGTGCTTTGTGGTACGTGACGCGGATTGATCACGAGGAAATCAAGTTTCCGCAGCGTGACGTTTACCACATAAAAGGGTTAAGCCACAACGGAATTCAAGGCATCAACGTCATTGACATCATGAAGGACGCTCTTGGCGTCGGCATGGCGGCCCAGCAGTTCGGCGGCCGGTTCTTTGGTCAAGGGTCAAACGCTGGTGGTATCCTGATGATTCCTGGGCACTTCAGCGAAGAAAAGATTCGGAACACAATCGACGCATGGGAGAAGATGACGCAGGGACTGCAGAAGGCTCATAAAGTTGCGTTGCTGCAGGACGGGGCCAAGTTCCAGCAACTAACAATCACCAACGATCAGGCACAGTTCCTCGAAACGCGGCAATACGAAATCAGGGCCACGATCGGCAACATTTACGGCATTCCACCGCACAAGCTCGGAGACGATACCCGTACAAGCCACAACAGTTTGGAGTCAGAGAATCAATCCTTGCTGGATGATTGCCTCAACGTTTGGCTGAAACGACACGAGCGAGAAGCAAAGCGAAAACTGCTCACCGATCGGCAGCGGAAGAACAATACTCACTTCTTCGAGTTCAATCGCGAAGCTTTGATTCAGATGAGCTTTGAGACCAAGGTGAACGGAATCTACCGTCAGACAGAGATGGGGTTGATCACATGGAATGAAGGTCGCAGAATGATGAACATGCCCGACATCGGACCGGACGGTGATAAGCGATTCCACCCCGCAAACTGGATGGAGGACGGTGTGGAACCTATGCAAAAGCCTGTTCCGGCTGTGCAGAATCCGACGCAAACGCCTGACAAATCGCCATCCGAAACGCCACAGAACAACGTTTTGCGTGCGATGATTGCCAGTTCTGTGACGAATGCACTGCAGATCGAAAAGGATCGCATTGTCAGGGCGTCAAAGCGTGCTGATGGATTCCTGTCGTCTGTTGATGCAATCTATCAAACATGGACCGACACGTTCACGGCCGATCTCGGCTGGCAGTCTCCGGAAACGGTCGTGGCAATCGCCAAACATACCGAGGAAAGCAAACGTCAAGTCATGGATGTGGCTGGCGTGGCAACAAGTTCAACGCTCGAGACTCACGTCAGAGATCTGGTTGCGTGCTGGTCTGATCGTGGGCAAATTCTGGTTGATAATCTTTTGAAGGCGGCAGTGAAATGAGACCACAAACAAAACTCACGGCAACGATTCCAGCACTTCGTGATTCGGTGTTCGACTCAAACTTCAAAATCACCTGTGCGGTACAAGTCGACAGCGTCGATGTGTGGCTTCACGGAATCGTCGGCGACGAATACACGCAAACGGACTCGGCATCGATCAGCAAAGTGCTGATATCGAACCGTGGCAAGCCTCTGAACCTGTACGTCAATTCCCCTGGCGGGCTGGCCTACGATGGGGTTGCAATCTTTAATGCGATTCAGGCCCACACGGGACCGACAACAGGCATCATTGAAGGGCTGGCAGGATCGGCGGCCAGTCTTGCCGTGATGGCCTGCGATACGATCAAAGCGTATGCCACAAGCAAGTTCCATCCGCACTATTCGCTGTGCATTGCGATGGGCCACAAGGCTGACATTGCCGACACGCTGCTGATGATGGAAAAACTGGACGCGGACCTTGAGCAGCTTTACGCGACTCGCACAGGCAATTCTGTTGAGATTACAAAGTCGCATTTGATCGGGCCGCATGGCGACGGAACGCACTTTACGGCAGCCGAAGCAAAGGCGGCCGGTTATGTGGATGAGGTCATTCAGATCACTGGCAAGACTCCACAGGGCAGCAAGCCAAAGAACTCTGTCAGTGCCGATCGTTTGCGAATGTGGAAACGAGCATTGACACGGTGACATTCATCCGCTAACAATTCACGCATCAGCTCAGCGACCCATGAGGGCACGCGGGCAAATTTCGATTTGATGTTCATGAGAAACGTCAATCGTTTGCAGTTTGGGTATTTCCAATCTGTCAGCGACTGACGTTTCTTCGTTTGGTCCTGACTCAAAATCAAAGGATCAAACACAGTGGACGAATTTCAGAAATTGGTTGGCGAGCGAACCGCCCTTCTCGATCAGGCACAAGCACTGGTTGACGCAGGCGTAACGGCTGGCTCACTCAGCGAAGACGACGACAAGAAAATCGGCGAATTGCACGCTCAGGCAGAAACCCTGACTGCAAAAATCAACGATCTGCAGGCGGCAAACGATCGAGCCGCGAAAGCACAGGACGCACAGAACAAGCTCAAGGCAACTCGCCTCAATCCGCTTGTGAACCGGATCAAAATGATTGGCACGAATGCTCCGGCAATGCCATCAAATGGCGGAAACGGTGCGTTCAAGCTGCCCGCCAATGTCCGCCGAGCAAACCCAAGCAACTTCGCTCCGCACGCTGACGAAGCAGGACGGCAGCCAGTCGAGCGTGCTTACCGCTTCGGCCAGTGGGCACTTGCCACCGCCACAATGTGTATGCCTGGCAAGTTCCAGTTTTACAACTCGGTCGAGTTCTGTCAGCAAAACGGGCTGATGAACGTCCACGGCGAAGGTGGCGGCGACGTTTCCGGGGCTGGCATTTTCGTGCCGGACGAATTTTCGACGGACATCATTCGACTGGTGGAGCAATACGGCGTTCTGCGTCGTCTCGTTCCCGCAACGCTAATGAAGTCGGAAACCAAGACGACTCCACGACGTGTCGGCGGTCTGACTGCTTACGCAGTTGGCGAAAATGCAGCTGGAACCGAGTCAGACGCTGAATGGAACGAGGTGAAGCTTGTTGCTAAGAAGTGGATGGTTCTAACTCGCATGAGCAACGAACTGTCAGAAGATTCCGTGGTGTCAATCGCTAACGAATTGATTCGCGAAATCGCTCTGGCATTTGCTTACGCTGAGGACTTGGCGGGCTTTACCGGAACCGGCACATCGACGTTTAACGGCATTGTGGGAATTCTCACGAAGCTTGACACGCTGACGGCTGGAACTGCTCCGGGCCTGATTCTTGGTGCGGGCAATGCATACAGCGAACTAACGCTGGCGAACTTCAGCAGCGTTGTGGCCGCTTTGCCACAGTATGCAGCCGCAAGCCCTCGCTGGACCTGCCATCGCACGTTCTTTTACAACGTGATGCAGCCTTTGGCTCTGGCTGCTGGCGGAACGACTGCGGCCGACATTGCCAACGGCATCGCAGCACAGTTTCTCGGCTACGCAGTCGAGTTTTCTCAGGTCATGCCATCAGTGGCGGCAAATAGCCAGATTCCTGTCATCTTTGGCGATCTCGCACTGGGCTGCCAGTTTGGTGATCGTCGCATGATGAACATTGAGTTCAGCGATCAGGTTTCCGTGGGCGGCCAGTCAGTTTGGGAGCGTGATCAGATCGCAGTGAAGGCAACCAGTCGAAACGATTTTGTGTGCCACGACTTTGGAACCAACTCGGCTGCAGGGCCAATCGTTGGTCTGGAAATGGCCGGAAGCTAATCGACGGCTGACACGATACGCGGGGATTCGCGTTGAAGCCCCGCATTCTTTGCGAATCATCCTGTAAGGGGAAACCATAGTGAATCACTTGAGTACAAAACTGGTAAGCGTCACGCCACCAGCGGCAATCAGCGACAACGCCACACTAACGACTGGCGAAATCGACACGCTCGGCTGGCGATTTCTGGACATTATCGTTTATCTCGGAGCAACCGACATTGCGATGGCGGCCTTGTCTGTCACGCAGTCCGACACGGCTGGAAGCAATCACGCAAACATCACCGGCCTCATCTGGGGAACGTCAACGAACATCGACGGCAGCACTTCAGCGTTGCCATCGGCTACGGATGACAATCTGTTTCAGCGGGCTCGAATCGACCTGAAGGGCAAGAAGCGTTACATCGACGTGACGGCTACGACCGGCGACGGTGCGGCCGGTTCATTCGTTGCAATTCTGGGCATTCTGAGCCGTCCGGAAGTTTCACCAGCATCCGCGAGCGAAGCGGGCTGCAACGAAATTTTGGTGGCGTAATCATGCAGACAATCACGTTCCTTCGTGGTTGGCAAGGGCGGGCCGTGGGGTCGCAAGACTCACGGCTACCTCTTGGCATCATGAAGACTCTGGTTATGGCTGGCACTGCTGAGTTCACGACTCAGGGGATTCAGCAGCCTCAGCATCAAGCCAAAAAGCATCGATCGAAACGATGAGCACAACGTACAAAGTCACGACAGAGCCGACGACTGAGCCAATCACACTGGATCAGTTTAAAGACGCTCTGCGCGTGACTGGTTGTGACTTCGACGAACAGCTGACGGAACTGCTGAAAGTGTGCCGCAGGCAAGTGGAGCACGACAGCTATCGAAAGCTGATTACGCAGACGGTCACACTGTACATGGACGACTTTCCGGATAGTGACGAAATCGAAATCCGTCTTGCTCCGGTGTCGTCCATCACATTCGTGAAGTATTACGACGAATCAGAAACACTTCAGACGTTGCCATCAACGGACTACTGGACAAATCTGATTGAGACACCTCCAGAGATCGAACTGAAGCTGGGCTATTCGTGGCCAATGGTTCAGATTGAGCGGCCAAATGCTGTTCAGGTTGAAATGGTTTGCGGATACGGGGCAGCGTCAGCTGTTCCCGTCGAAGCGAAACTGGCAATCAAAGAACTCGGCAAAATGAACTGGAAAGACTGCACAGGAAGCCGGGCGGTCTATGACAGGCTCATAAATCAACTGGCGTGGACGGGCTACGGAGTGGCACAAGGATGACATGCCTCTCCGAGTATGACAAAAAGGTGACGATTCAGAGGGCTGTCGGCACTGCTGACGCTCATGGGCACGTTGACCTGACGACGACAAGCAACTGGCAAACCTACGCCACTGCATTCTGCAAGGTCATCACAAAGGGCGGTCGAGAGTTCTGGAAAGTGCAGCAGGTGAACGCTGACACGGATCAGGCCTGGACGACGCAATGGTCAAAGACACTGCAGAACGTGACGCCTGACATGCGGTTGATTTTTGAGGGAAACACCTACGAGATTTTGACGGCGATTGACGTGAACATGGACCATGAGGAGATTCAGATTTTGACCCGTCGCAAGGTGGTGTGATGTCTGCGGTGAGCGGGGTTCCAGAATTGGATCGAGTATTTAAGGAATTATCGAAAGGAATGGCCAACAAAATTGCACGGCCAGGGCTTGTGAAGGCTGGCAGAGTTGCGGCAAAAAAGGTGAAGGCAAGCATTCCAGCAAGATACAAGGGGATTCGCAAAGCAATCAAATCGCGGTCGGTCAAAACGAAATTCAATGGCGGCGTGGCAGGCGTAAAGGTCGGGGCGGGGGTAGCTCGGAAGAAAGAATCGGACAAAGACAGAAGCGGCAAGAAGGGCGTTGGAATTGGTGCTCGCAACGTGCATTGGTGGTACGTTGGAACTGGCGAGCGCAAAACCAAATCAGGCAAGAGAACGGGGCTGATGCCCAAACAAGCTGTCGGGGTTTCTGATGTCGTGATGTCAGAAAAAGGCGAGTTGAACGAGATTATTCGTCGTGGGATAGAAAAAGGGATCTGGAAGGAAACTGTCAGGCAGGCCAGAAAGCAGTTATGAAAAGCGGATTGGTGTCACTGCTGACGAACGAATCAACGGTCAACGCAATTTGCGGATCGCGAGTCTACGTCAACAAGGCACCACAGAAGGCAACATTTCCGCACATCGTCATCACACAGATGAGCAGCGAAGAAAACGGAAGCATGGACGGTGGATCCGGGCAACTTCGATTCATCAACTTTGACATCGATTGCAGGGCAACGACAAGCGTCAAGTCAGAAGAACTGGCCAACGCTGTCAGAGTGTTTATTGATGATTACTCCGGAGCGGCTGGAAGCTACACGATTGGCGCTGTTGTCATGAATGACGAGAGCGACAATTACGAATCACCGCAGGATGGTTCAGACATTGGCGTTCACGTAGTGACGCTGGATCTTGATGTTCAGTTCAACACATAAGGGAAAAGACAATGGCCAAGATTCGGTGCAAAGGCACGATCATCAAGCAGACAATTTCGGCATCGCTGACAGCGGTTGCTCAGATCACTGACTTCAATCACGACGGTGCTGAATCGGAAACCTTCGACGCGACAACGCTCGACACGTCCGGAGCAGGAAAAGAATACAGCCAGACAGGCTACTCAGAAGGCGGAAACTTTGGGTTCACGATCTTCTACGATGACACGCTCGCCGGTCATCAGGCGATTACAGACCTTGTGACCACTCCTGCTGCATGTGTTTGGAACATCACCACAACGGCGGCTACAGCAGCGGCTATGCAGTTCACTTCTGCAGGGGTTGGATTTGGGTTCACTGGTGCTATGAACGACGGATTGAAGGCCGACGTGAGCCTGAAAATCACTGGCCTGCTTGCTTACTCAACATAATCGGAGTTGGCCTTGAAGATCAAGTTTGTGCGATCGGACAACGGCGTAGCGGCTGCGTTTGACACGCCAGAATATGCGGATCAGATCGACAGAAGCTCTGGGCAACCATTTTGGAAGCTCGGAGCGGTTGTCGAGGTCGATCGGCGCGGCGCTCAGTTACTTGTCGGCAACGGCGATTGTGAGCCTGCAGACGATGAAGCGGAGGAAGCCTGCAAGGGATGGATGGCAAGGCGGCCAGATGTCCTGCTGTCTCGAGAGATGCTCGCTCGCGCAATTGATCCAGAGGACCGCGAGCGATTTCGCAACGGCGAAATTCTCGGCTACGACGAAAACGGAAACGATATTCCCGGCCCGAATTGGATCGAGCCGGATGACGATGACACCGAAGAGGATGACGAATGAGAGTTATTGCGACGGCGGAACAGTTTCTGACATCTCCGGAACTTGCCCAGGCGAAAAAGGATGTGCCAGTCCCTGAACTCGGTCTCGGAATGGTCATTCCTGTTTGGGGCATGACTCCACGGGAGCGATCAGCGTGGGAAGACAAGCAAAGCCAGCTCGGCGAGAAGCAGCGAGCAAAACACAAGCTGCAAGTCAGAGAGCGAATCCTTGTCGAGTGCTGCCGAAATGATGACGGAGTTCAGCTGTTTACGGCAGATCAGATTGAGCAACTTGGGAAACGTCGCGGCGACGTGATTGAGCGACTTGTGAACGTGGCTCTGGACCTGTCCGGATTTTCTGAGCAGGACATAGACAAGCTCGCAAAAAACTCAGACGCAGCCCCCGAAGATTAACAGCACTTCGGCTGGCTGAACACGTCGCAAAAACGACGGATGTGGATGAGATGCTGTCAAAGATGTCGCACCAGCAATTCGATGAGTGGTGTGCAAAAGACATGATTGAGCCGATCGGAACAAGTGAGCCATTGTGCCGAATACTTACAAAGATCGGCAGAATGATTGCGGCGTTTATGGGGCAGGAAATGAAAGACCGAGATTTCATGCCGTGGATTGCAAAACACAAAAGGCGATCGAAGCCGAAAGCTCTTTCGCCTAAGCAAAGCGCCATTGCCATTTCGTCTCACCTGCGAATGCTGGCGGGGATGAACTGATGGCTGTCATCGCTGGCGATCTCGTAACACGCCTTGGCGTTGACGGCCGCAAGTTTCAGAGCGGGCTGGCAAAGGCCCGTGGAGAAACTCGCAGCTTTGCTGCCGACGTGACGAAGATTGTGTCCGCCATCGCGTTGTACGACATCGGAAAGAGTGCCGTCACGAGTGTGTTTGGTTTGGCGAGAGAAACTGTAAACCTTGCTGCGACGGCAGAAACGGCAGCAGTGCAATTTAAGGTGCTGACTGGATCCGCATCGTCTGCAGCGGCCGTCATGGACGAAATCAACAAGTTTGCGGCCGACACGCCGTTCGAATCAATGGAAATCACGCAGGCCGCAAAACAACTGATCGCATTCGGTGGCAGTGCAGGAACAGTGATTGGGGAACTCCGCACGCTCGGTGACTTGTCTGCAGGGATGGGAATTCCGCTCACCGAATTGGCCGAAATATATGGCAAGGCCCGAATTCAGGGGCGGCTGTTCATGGAGGACATAAACCAACTTCAGGGGCGTGGAATTAACATTTCAGCGGAACTCGCTAAAGAGTTTGGCAATGTTCGAGAGGCCGTTGAAAAAGGCCAGGTGAATTTTGGTCATCTCGAGCGAGCATTGAAAGCGATGACATCGGAAGGCGGTGCATTCGCTGGCATGATGCAAGACATGAGCAAGACATTTGAAGGGCAAACCTCGACGCTGCTCGACAACATCAAGGCGATCGGGCGCGACATCGGCGAAATGATTCTTCCGAGGCTCACCGAAATGGTTGACCAATCAAACAAGGTGCTGGCAGCATTCAACGCACTGGGTGACGCTCGTTGGAAGTTTCTTGGTGATGTGCTGGTGGCGTCGTTCGATGTCGCCATCGAAACCATCAAGATTCACTGGAAGCAAATGCTGAAGGACATGACAAAGGAAGTGTCACTGTTTTCCGTTGACGTTATCCCCGGTGTTGCAGCGGCGAGAAATGCAGCGGCTGGAAAACTCATGCCTGAACGGGCCGGCGGTGGATTAGACGCTGCACAGAACAGGCTGAACGCACTGATTGGCCAATTGAATCCGGGGCAGCAGCCGCCGCCGTTTCAATGGCAAGGGCCACGCGAACAGGGATTCGCGGCCGGAATCTTGCGAAACATGAAACCCAAGCCCGGAGAAATGGGACCAGCGTTTCAAAAACTGTTTTCTGCAATTGGCAGCGATGCCTTACTTGGGTCCGCCAAAAACGGAATCATGGGAATTGCTCAGCGTGGGCAAATGCAGGCCAACGCGATGGCCGGAACGCTGTCGAACTGGTTCAACTCACCAGACTGGGAGAAAAACAAACAGCAGCAACAGCAAACGGGACCAACTTTTGCCAATGCTCAGGAAAAAGGATCTCAAGAGGCATTTGCAACGATTTTGAATAACGTGCTTGGCGGCAAAAAAGATCCGATGATCAAAGCTACTGAAAAGCAGACTCAGCAACTTGTCGCGGCTTTCACAAAGCAGAAGCCGACGTTTCAGCCCAAGTTTGCACCGGAGTTTGCATAATGGCGATAACTAATCGCGGACTGATTGAAACGTCTGGGGAGAATTCCAAGGGCATCATCACCATCAGTGAAACGTATGGTTTCACCGTGGCGACAAAAGCCGAAGCCACGGTCTACCAAGTTGGCACATTGACTCCATACAAGATCGGACAGCCACACCCCGAGGATTCTCGATGCTATTGCGTCAGCGTTCGGCCATCAATGCGGAAGCTGTACGCGGACTGGGTCATTGACATCATGTTTTCCTCAGAGCGTGAAATGAGCGAAAACCCGCTATTTGAAAAAGCGGAAATCGGATGGGATGGAGAGACGTGGGAGGAAAAACTCATCGTTGATAAAGACGGTGAGGCAGTGCTCAACTCCGCAGGCGATCCGTTTTTCGATGCAATGAGAGAACGAAATCGCAGAGTAGCCACGATAGTGCAGAACGTTGCAGATGTTCCGACGTGGTTGCTGGATGCTGAGGATGCCGTCAATACCGCTGACTTCCCTCTTGATGGGTTTTTGATTCCGGCTGGAAAAGGAAAGTTGTCTGCGCCGAAGATTGGCAAATGGCAAACAAGAAATGGGAACCGATTTCGCGAATTGCGACTTGAAATAAAGCTGAGCAAAGACAACTGGAAATACAAGCCATTGGATGCAGGGTTTCGATTCCGTAACGGCGCGAGCGAACTGGTAAGGTTGACCTCGGATGATGGCACAGACATCACAGAACCGGCGTGCCTCAATGGAAGCGGTCAGGTTTTGGCAAATCCAACACCAGCCACGGCGGTGTATTTGGCGTTCGATAACTATCCTGAATTCGATTTCACAGCATTAGAAATCAGACAATAATGGCCAACGAAATCACAATCCAGTTAGAGTTCAAGCGACAGCACGCCACCGTCACGTCTGACAACCACTTTTACCCATCGCGGCAAAAGCGAATCACTCAGACTGGGGTCGGACAAAGCGACACAAAACAGACCATTGGAACAGCGGAAGAAACGGTTTCATTCACTGACATTGCTACAAATGGAATCGTGTTTTTTGAAAATCTCGACGCAACAAATTACGTTGAGTGGGGCACAGTGACCGGAGACTATACGGGAAGAATGATGCCAGGAGAGCCAGCTGGGCCGTTCAGGCTCAATACTGGCAAAACGCTTTACATGAAAGCTAACGTGGCGGCCTGTCGCGTCCGTATCATTCATTACGAGGCGTAACGATGGCTGATGGATACCTGTTGACCGATGGGCAAATGCGTGATATTCGCTGGGCCGTTCGGTATTTGAAAAGAATGATTGCCGGCGGTGCTTTTGAAAGGCCACGGCAGCAGCAGCAGAGAACTCGACAGGTGGTTCTTTCTCAGGATCTTCCAGCAGCAGTCAACACAAAGCGAGATCCGAGCACTGCCACAGCGCGAGTTTTGCGGCGAAAAGCTAACGGCGATTTGACACTCCTCTCAGAAACAATCACTGTCGTGAATCGGTTCACGCAAATTAGTGTCGACGCTGGAACATACGCAAAGGCCGAATGGATTGACGGAGAGTGGCAACTGTACGCGGCTGATTGTCCCGGCGGTTCATTGTCGGAGAGTCTGTAATGCTGCTGGGATGCTGTCATTGCGGAGAAACGCCAAGCGAGTCATTTCCCCCAAGCGACTCGGCATCTGACAGTGGATCCGCCCCGGATTTTACATATGGAATCTGCGATTGTGCGGCAGTTCCGAAGATATGGGAAGTTGTTTGGCCAGCAATGGATGCCAATGCTGTTTGTCCAATCGCGGCCGGAACCTACGAACTCATTAAGACAGCAGATAAAACCGTTCCGGGCGGAACACCGTCGACATACTGTAACTGGGAATCGACAACCATTGCCCCGCGAATGAAAGTCATTACTGGTGCATGGGCTTGTGAGACGTGGACGCCTCCAGCGTTCAGAATAATGGTTGCGCCATCGATTTGGTCTAATCACCTCAAGTTGTTCGTTTTCTACTCAGTGTGGGTGCCGAGCGGTTTTGGTGGGAGCTATCAAGACTCATTCACCACGTACCAAAATGATTCTGGCTCTTCGAGTCCATGTATTCATAACGGAGCGATGACGCTTGGCGGCTCTACAGTCTTGTGGCCTAACAAAACCGACGTCACGTTTCCATACACGAGTATCGCAATGCCTGCTCCGGCGACGATCACAATCAGGCCCAAGCTATGACGCTGAAGGATTGCCGTTACAGATACTTGCATTTAGACAACCGGGTGACATGTACCTCGGACGCTCTTGTGTTTGGCGTGTCGATGCCGGTCGATGCTCAGGCGATTTGCCAACGATGCCCGATTCCAGATATGGTGTCACAGTCTCAGGTGAAAAAAGATTTCTTTTCGCAAACCGCGTCTCTGTTGGTGCATTTGCAGCGATCTGGTAAATACGTCGCCAATCCAAAACCGTGCGGCGGATGCGGTGAAACGAAACACCGAGTGCCAGAGCCAGAAGTTACTCAATTTGTTTGGCCGTATTGGGACGGCGGGGCACAAGCGGACGAGCTTCGATGGTCCATCCGATCAGTCGAGACCTTCTTTCAAGGTCGTGCAAAGATCACAATCATCGGTGATCGCCCGGACTGGTATCACGGTCATGTGATCAGTAAACGACGTGTTCCGCAAACAAAGCCAAACAGAGCGTTCAGGGACATGCTGGGCAAGGTGTTTTACATCGCGTCTCATGCTGAGATTGACTCTGAATGCGTCTGGATGATGGACGACATCTATTTCCTGAAGCCATTTACGCTAGACGACATAAAGACACCTCGTGCGGAACCGTGGCGACCTGACGACAGCAACAGTTGGCAGAAGCGAAAGACCGCATCAATGGAAGCTCTGGCGGCTCGCGGATTGAGTCAGCACGATTACGCAACGCATCTACCGCACTGGTTGGAGAAAGACAAACTGCGGGCGATGTTCGACGACTTCAATCTGCACGAGCATACTATGTTGTGGGAAGTGCTCTACGGCAACGTGTATCGAGGCACGCCGAAACGCACGCGGCCATTCTTTGCGCGGTTTCAGCATCAGGCCGACAAAGAAACATACCAGCGACTGACAGCGAACACGACCGTCATCAATAACACTGAGCCAGCGTGGTGCGATGCCCTACGCGACTTTCTCGCTGAACTGCTGCCGACGCCTTCAATCGTTGAAGCTGAGCATGAGGAGTCGAAGCCGGTTTACATCATCACAAAGAAGGGGCCGAGAATTGTAAAGCGTCGGCCACTAGAAACGCACAGAGACTACATCGAGAAGCAGGCTCAATGATTCCTCACATCATGATTATCCAGTCGGCCTACACTGACCGCAGGCTATCAGAGCGACGGCTGGAGATTTCTCGCCACACAGCAATCCCATCGCTGGCATATCAAACCGTCAAGCCGGTGATTTACATCGCGGTCAATCCTGACGATCCGTTCTTGGCTGAGAGGCTTGAGGCTTTCCGGTCGACTGGTTGCGAGGTCAAGCCGCTTTACCGGCCCAACTGGAAACTCTACCGCGAGAACTGGGAGCTTCCAGAGGGGCGAAAGATCGTCAGCCGCATGGATGATGACGACGTGATCTGTAAAGAGTATTGCCAGCGAACACGCGAAGCCGTCCCAGAGGCAGGTGAGTGGAATCTTATTTGGCCAAACGGCTATGTGTTCTGGCGAGAAACCTGCTACCTGCTGCACCATCCGGGAATCCAGTTCGTCACGCTGGTGACAGATCACGACAAAGATCCGCACCAAGAGCAACACTGGGGATACCACAAGCGATGGCAAACGAAGGTCGTTTCCGATGCAGTCGGTTGGATCTGGGTTCGGCATGGTGACGCGGCATCGTCAACGCTGCCGAGATATCGCAAAGTCAAAAGAAGCGGCATTGATTCAAAGCGAATTCCAATCAACCTAAGAGCAATCCTGCGAGCCATTGCGGACTCTGGGACAGCCAGCGGAAACTATACGGAACATCGCAATCCAGCATTGCTGAAACATGTCCTACAGCAGAATGATCGACACGCACCGACAGCACCAGCCGGGCCGCGTTTTCTTGTGGTTGTCCCAACGCATCGGCTTGCGGTGGCTCAGGCAACAATTGACGAGCTTCAAATGTCTTTCACGTACCCAACAGAGTTTCACGTTCTGGACGGAACGCCTTCAAAATGCCACGCTCTCAACAAAGCTCTGGCCGAACTACTCGATCCGGCAAAGCATGATATTTACGTGACGATCGACGACGACATTCTGCCGGGAGAAAACTGGCAGCACTTTATCGCCTGCGCATTTGATCGCATTCCGAAACTGGGAGCGTGCGGAGTTGATTACAGCGGGACTGAGGAAGGCCGGACGCTGATGGCCAACGCGATGAACTCGCCCGTGCAGCAGGTTCGAGACATCCAATTCCGAGACGCGACCGGCTTCATGAATCTCGCTGGAGGATGTTTCGCAATCAGGTCCGCACTAGCCAAGGAAATTGGCCCGTATCCATTCGCGGACGATGGCAGACAATACCACGCGGACGAAGACGGCTGGAGATCGCATCAGGTCACGCGACGGGGCTGGCAAGTCGGTTACGTCACGAATCCAAATGAGCCAGTCAGAATGATTACGCACCAAAATACAGAGCAGTATATCCAGACGAAAGCAAAGGACGTGGAGGCGTGGCAAGCAAGGCCCGTCTGGTCATGAAGTCATAGTTACGGCCCCGGCGTCATGAACCGGACCAACGCAGCCTGGGAAGATCCTGAGCCGATCGGTTCAGGATCGCTGCGTTTCCGGATACACGCAAAAACACGGGCAAAACAAAATCTTTCCCGCAATCTCACAAAATGATATCACCAACCATTGACGCCAATTCCGATAGTGATATCATGCCCGCACCGAGACGCAGTGTGTGACTCGGACGCAAAACCAAAGTGAGGCCGCAAGCCTCGGGGAGAATTGAGATGGCTTTTGTATCACAAGACGATAAAGCAAAGTTGGCTCCAGCGATCAAAGCAGTTTTGAAGAAACATGGAGTTAAGGGGTCAATTGGCGTTCGTCATCATTCAACGCTTGTTGTCACGCTTCAGTCAGGTTCAATCGATTTCGGAAGTGATTACATTCAGGTCAATCACTACCACATTGAGACAAGCGAACGCTACAGTCCAGAAGCGAAAGCATTTTTAACGGAACTGGTGGCAGCGATGTACAGCGAAGATTGGGCCGACAACAGCGACACACAGACCGACTATTTCAACGTTTCCTATTATCTTTCGGTCAATGTCGGCAAATGGAATAAGCCTTACATCTGCACTGCTCCAGTAGCGTGCTGATTCCCTCGCCAGTCCGGTGCGGCCATAAGCAAGCCGCACCGGCCTCGGCTGGTTCAATCCGGACTGGCGACTTTTGAAGACTGACCGCAAATGCCAACACTCGCAATAATCCGCAACCTGCAAGCCCGCATCATCTACGCGCAGCACGACGGCAACCACGCCGAAGTCTTGCGGCTCAAGACGGAACTGGAGAAAGTGAAGTGACAAAGAAAGTCAAAGGCAATCCTCAACTGCTGCTGCGTGTTCCGCCGGAACTGCAAAAGCCATTGGCGGATGAAGCAACGAAGACTGGCGAGAGTCGGCAGGGAGTGTTGTGGCGGATTGCGGCAAAGTATTTTAA